CTAGCGCACCATGGAGCGCACTTCGGCATTGCGAGCCGCGAGCCCTTGTGACCATTCAGACACTGACTGGACCGGCTGGGCCTGGGCCGGCATGTTGATGACCACGGGCGGCTGAGCGGGCGCGGTCAGGCGCGGCGACTCTTCGCGACGTGCCTGACGCTGGGGCTCGGCCGCAGGGCGTTTCCAGTCCATGAAGTAGCCGCGCTGGACGATCTGCATACACACGTCGTGAGCCACCTGCAGCAGCGTCGCTTGCTGGGTATAGCAGTCGCAACGCTGGCCCATCTTGACGCAGGCTGCAGGGTATGGAGCCTCGACGGGTTGCGTAACCTGGTCATACACCGGGGCCGTATTGGGGAACCCAGGCAGGCGCGGCTTGCGCTGCTCGACGTACTCAGCCACGGTCAGCGGTTGCCGCTCCGAGTTACCGACACCAGGCGCTGCAGCAGGGGTCAGCATCTTTGACAGCGCGGACGCTTCCTGGGCAGCGGTCGGCTTGGCGGCGGCTGGCGCCCCGGTATAGCCGAGGAAGTGCCACACGGCGAAACCGACCATGCCAAACGCCGCAATGACGCCCGCGATGGCGCCCCAGACCTTCAGCGGGATCCGCTTGCGCGCCGTGTGCAGGCTGGACGAGGCGTACCAGTCATACACCTCCCGAGGGAACGCGCGGGATGTCACCTCGCCCATGGCCGAGCTATTGGCCACCTGCGGGTTGTCCTTAACCGAGGACCATTTCAGCTCATTGGAGCTGTCACCCATGGAGCTCGCCTTGAAGTGCCGGTGCCAACCAGGCGCGGCCACCAGACGACGGACGAACGAATCGAAATTCAGCGGGTGTTGCGTGATCAGGAAGAAGTCAAAGCCGCGTTTGCGGTGCACCTCGGCGATAGCCGCAATCCACTCCGGCGGCTTGCCGGTGCCGCGCACGGGCATGACTTTCTGACACTCGTCCACCAAGCAGATCGACCCGTCAGGCAGATCCTGCCAGCACTCCGGCTCAAAGGGTTGCCACCCAAAATCCAGCAGCGGCTGCTTGGCCTCAAAGCCAGCGAAGTACACCGGGCGACCAGTCTCCAGCTGGAGCTTGCGAACGTCATAGAGCGTGAACAGCGTCTTGCCGGTGCCATTACCGCCAGTGGTCAGGTACAAAAAGCCAAGCTGGCGGCGCAGTGAGCGGATGGACCTCATTTCATCACCCACTTCTTAATGCTGCCATCCGTCAGGCCGTTGAGCAGCAGGCGAGCTGCGAAGGCCGAGGCGACGATGCTGACGAACTCACCCACGCCCGCGTAGGCCAGCAGCTGCACCATCTCCGCAGGCAGGCCCTGCAGCGCAGATATGGCCTGGTTCTTCACCCATGTGAGCGTGACAGACAGGCCCGAGAATGTGATAACGCTGATGCCCAAGCCGATCAACACGCGGCCGGCGATGGTGCCCGCCACGTTGATCAGACCGCCCAGCAGCATTGCGAGAAATGCCGGCATGCTTACCCCTTGAACACGATGACCATCCACAACAGCGCGCCAATGGCCAACAGGATGATGCGCAGCCATTGGACGTAGGGGCAGACGTTGCTGAGAGGCAGGGAAACCACCTTCCCGAACACTTCCACACTGAGGTCCGACACGCAGGAGCCGCCCCCAAGCAGCGCCGTAGAGTCGTAATGCTCAGAGCCAAAGCTCAGCGACGAGTTACCCGGCAGATCTGCCGTGACATTGCCGTCCTTGCCCTTGCTGCTGGCGTACAACTGCGCCTCTTGGCTGGTGTGATCGTCAATGAGCTTGCAGGCACGCTGATGCTGCTCTTTGGCTATCGCGCACTGGATAGCATCGCCGTCGCACGTCCATGCGCCGCAGGAGCCACCGAACGCGCTCTTTTTACACATTGGGGAATCCGGGTTCTCTTTACAAAAACCGCTACCTTCACCACCACCGCCAGGGTCGCCATCACCGCCACGGCCGTTCTGGTTGCGCGTACTTCCCGTGTTGTCCTTCGCGCCCTTACAGACGCTTGATTCAGGGTTCTTCGCGCAGTACTGCCCGCGAGTTGTCGTAGTCGTAGTGGTATTGCCGGGATCGCTGCTACCGGGCAATTTGCTAGTTGTGGTGACTACGCACTTTTCACCCTGGCACTTCACCTCAGTCTTGATTTCGCGAGTATTGCCCTGCGCATCGGTTACTTGCGTCCAGTCAACGCCCTCCGTTTGACCAGCAGACGGGTCTATGCACACATCGACACCGTTCACGGATCCAGGAATACCGCCCTCACAACCGGGCTTCGGGTCCTCGCGACGGGGAATGTCAGGGTCACCGACAGCATCGCCAAGCCCCGGCACGCATGCAAGAGCACCACCCGCTTCAGCAATGTCATTGGGACCGTAAGCCCAAGAGTCGCCCTCATATCGATACGGGTCCGCATCACTCATGCGATAGCGCATCTGCGGCGTGAACTTGTGTTTGCACCCCGGTGGCGCGTTAGGACCGCCATTGCCCCCGAAATCCTCAGGCCCCATGGGCACGCAAACACTAAACGGCTTGTCCATCGGCAGCTCTTGCCGATTTTGAACGATGCCTTGCCTACTGTCGGGGCGGCTCCATGCGTTCCAAAGAAACGAGTGCATGGCACAAGCCTCATCCGCTGTTAACGGCTCTTCAATTTTGCAAGTGCCGTCAGGCTGCTCTCTCGAGCCCTCGGGACAAGCGCCCTCCATGGGAATAGCCGTACCGAAAGAACCAGAAGCATTTGGATCCATCGATGACCAACGAAACCGACAATCAAATTTCCCGCCGGGAACTGGAACAACACTCACATAAACAGCATTTGCCACCTTGGCAATAGCACCCCGACAAGCGGCCTCTGCTGTCGGGTAACGTTCCGGGTCAGTGACATAACTACTTTCAACTCGCCAGACAGTCGCAGCATTCACTGAGGGTGCAAGGAAAGCCAGAACGAGCAGCAGGGCAACGCCTGAAGTTGCTATCAGGCGGAGAAGATGAGCCACGCAGCCCCCAAAATCGCAATGATGACGTACAGGCCCAGGCCCATGGAACCTCCCTTGACGAAGCACCCACCGTGGACGCTTTGGCAAAGGCCCCTGCCGGCCGGTCAGGGGCGCGCCGATCAAACGATCAGCGAATGGCCGAGCGCACCCAGTTGTAGACACGCAGCGAAACACGCACGATCAAGCTGGCGTTGCCGATCAGCGCGATGGTGGCTGTAGACGCCAGGATGTACGCGACCACCTCAGTCACATCAGGTTGCGCCTGAGCGGTCTGCGCAAACACGGGAGATGTAACGACCAGGGCCGCAGCTGCGCCGGCGTGGGTTTTGCTGGACTTCACGAAGTTCAGACCGGCCTGCTTGGCTTTAAGGAAAAGAGACATGGGTTACTCGCTTTCAGAGGTTGAGTGCCATCGGGAATAAATGAACTGCGCGACCATGCGAAACACATAGGCTGCAGCCCACACCGCCGTGATGGCTCCGGCGATCGCTGCGCCCTCCTCAATGGAGAGCGTGAAAGGGGGGATGCGGATTTCGTGGACAACCGTGACCACGCATTCCGCCGCGCACTGGATGACCTGAGGGTCAGCCATGGCCGTGAGTGCTGCTGTCGAGGTCAGCGCCCGCAAAGCGTGCACCGACCTCGACAGGGCGCGCAGCGCGCGCGCGGGCCGCGCCTATACGCGCTTCGCGCTCTTCCCAAGCCGTGAGCCTGGCTGCCAATGCATTTGCGCAAGCCGTGAACGCACTCCACAGCACGCCCCCAGCCAGGCCGCCAACAATGGCGAGGATGAGCATCTGTTGCGCGGTCATTCGACGGCGTCCAGGGTCAAATCCACGGGCGTGACCATCGTGGTTTCGCCGGTTTCCTTGTCAGTGCTGCGAAACGGCTTGCGCGTGTAGCCCCCGAGCTGGGCCTGCACAGTGATTTCGTCGCCAGCCTGGCCGAGGCGCTGGCGGCTACGCACTTCAACGGTCTGCGGCCGGCTGTAGGGATCGGGCGCGGGCGTGACGATGCGCGTGTAAGTAGTCTTGTCGTGGCGGCGCGCAGCGTCGATACGGCCCTTGATCACCACTTGCATGGGATCAGGTGCGCGGGTTCCCTGGGATGGGGATGCGGTGGCGGGTGCGTTCATGGTTCAGTCTTTCAAGCGGCAAGCCGCAACAGGTCCCGGCTGACGTGGTACTCAGGCCGATTCCGCGCCGGGAGGTGACAGAAGCGGCGATCCGCGCGCAAGGGCGCGAAATCGTGGATAGGACAGTCGTTGGCGACGATGAAAACGTCCGAGCCGCGCCAGCTCACGCCGGACTCTTCCAGCAGCTTGCGGTTGCGGTAGAACGTGGGCTTCGTGTAGCGCTCGCGGGCCTTGTCATCGCCACGTGTGGCCATGACCTGCCAGAAGGCGTGAAGAACGTGAGCGAGCTTGGCTGGATGGCATTCCTGCAGGCGCTGCCATACAGCCTCTTCGGTGCGGACGGTTTCCATGCCTTGCTTCCCTTCTCGGAGTACTCGCTCGATTTCGCTGTCGTGAATGCGCTGCAGGTAGTCGTCGCGGACTTCGGACACCAGGGGGCACCTGCCAAAGTCGTACTGCAGCTTGTCTGCGTGGATTTCCACTTCAACGCGCAGGCGCTTGTCCGCCAGGCGTTGAAGGGCCTGCACTTTTCGTTCGGCGCGCTCGTGGTTCTTGCCGTCGTCGTCGCCGTGCAGGTGGCTGAAAAGGATGCGGAAAAAGCGCTTTAAGCGTCCCGCGTCGTGGAGCCTGAACTCCGGCCCCTTGTGATAGAACTTGACCGTAGTGGTCTTGCCGGGGAAGTACAGCGACTGGGCCGTCTTCATGGCCTTCTTGCCGCGCCTGGGGAAGCTCAGCAACTGCATGGACTCAAAGAAGCGCTTCACCTGGGCTTGTGGCAGGTCGAAGACGTTCGCCACGTCCACGCGGTGGACAGTCCAGTTATCAGCAGCGGGCAGATCGGTGTCGAGCAACTTCTCCACCAGTGCGACCAAATCACGGCAGGCCGTGAGGAACACCGTAGGGCCTCCGTACACGTTGTGGCCCAACATGACCTTGTGCACGCTAGCCTCGACCAACAAGTACGGCTCGCAAGGGTGCATTGCCACGCGACCGTTCTTGTCCGCGACATGCTCTTCGTGCATCGGCTTGATCGCAATGCGGCTGTCCCATGAGCCCAGCAGTTCGCCCGCGTGGAGCTCGTAAAGCACTTCGCCGGTCCCCAGGTGCAGGCCCGAACGCAGGATGCATTGCTGCTCGATGCGGGCCATCAGCGAGGCGTCCATGAACGGAGAACGGAGCTTGACGGTGTCGTAGGCCATCAGCGCCGCCCCGTGGATGCGTTTGTCTCGCACATGAGACTGTCAGGCGGTGCTACCACGCCCGCCTGACAAAAACCGCCCCGTGGCAGAGCGCGCGAAAAACGCCGTCCTGCAGCCGCTTCGCGACTCAGGAAGGCGTGATGGTCTAGGTCCGTCGTGGCCTGGGTGATGTAGTCCGTGGCGTAGCCGCGCAGCAGCGTGTCCACCTCGAAAACGTGGTGGTCGAACCATGCGGAGCGCTCTGGGTTGTGCAGACACATGCGCAGGTGCGATGCCACACGAACGATGCGCAAGGCGTCGGCGCTCATGCGTGGCTCTTGGACCGCGTAGCCCATGTGGATCAAGGCCGACTGGCCGCCGTTGATGAGCTTCATGCGCGACGCTCCCTAGCTTGGGGAACAACGCGACCGCGGGAGATCGCGTGCGTACGACCGTCGAAGCCCGCCAGGTACTGGCGAGCTCGCTGGGTCTGTTCCTTCATTGCCTGCACTACATCGCGCAGATCTGCGGCCTGGTGCTCCAGCAGATTGCGCTGGCGGGCCAAGAATGCGAGCTCGGCCTCGCCGGCCTTGCGCTGGAGCTTGTGGCTACTGCAGATGCCGCCGCTGGTGACTTCGAGGTCGTGCAGCGTGCAGGCCGTGCGCGGGGCGATGACCGGGCTGTCGTGGCGCGTGACTTCAAAGTGCGCGCAGTTGCGGCAGCCGGGGCGGTCGCCGGGGGTCTGGTAGCCGACCTGGGCGTGTTTGGCGACGAGCCTCATGCGCGGACCCACAGATGCGAGCATTCGCCGCACCTCATGCGGACGCGGCAATCAACAACCTGATGGACGTAGACATCATGGTCACCGCAGCGTGGACACATCTCGCCCTCATGCGGGTGCCAGGTGCCCGCCCCCTGCCCAGCGGCTGGAGCCGGCAAGCTGGCCGCCGTTTGGGTGGCAGGGGGTGGGCAAACGAGGACGCTGGAGGCGTGCACCAGGCGGAAGAAATCGCCCGTGTGGTAGGCCAGCTCGAGGACGTTGCCGTCTACGGCGCGGACGGTGTAGATACCGTCTTGGTAGACGACCTGGGTTCCTGCGGTGATGGGGGAATGGGGCAT